TTGGGCTCGTCATGGCTACACCGCCGTCACGGAGCCGGCCGACTTGGACGTCAGCGGGACGTAGGTGAGCATCCAGGTGATGGCCCCGGTGTTGGTGGCGTCGGTCGTGATCGTGATGTTGGTGTTGTTGGCGACGAACATCGCACTTCCGCTCACGCCTGCCTGGGCCGTGATGGCGGCCGGGAGCGCTCCGCCGAACGCCGGAGGCACCGCGATCACGCTGCCCACGGCCGAGGCGTTGTAGGCTGCGGCTGGGGCGGCGGCGATGGCGGCCGGGGAGCCGGTCACGCCTAGGCTAGGCTTGACGGCGGTGGCCGACAGGATAGTCGTCACCACGCCCCAGAGCCCCGTCACAACGACGGAGCCCGCCACGGTGAACAGGATGCCCGTCGCGGTAGCCGGGAGCACCTTGGCCGGATTGACTACCAGGCGGCCAATCTCGGCCCTGCCGTGATACGTGATGTCCTTGACCGTGAATCCCCTGGCCGTTGAGGACATGATCTGCCTCCTACGCGCTCATGATCGGCAGGTTGGCCGGAGCCCTCTGATCATCGAGATCAGAGAAGATGGCCGCGACCAGCCCGGCCCCAGCTGCGCCGCACTTGATGTAGGTGTAGGTATCCGGGAGCGCGACGGCGAAGATTGTGAACAGGGTCGTGCCCGCTCCCGCCTGGACGATGTTGTCTGCGGCCGCCTGGTTGACCCTGGTCCACGCCGCCGTGCCGTTCGTGGCGGAGGCCTGGTAGTACCGTGAGATCGGAGTCCAGGCCGGGCTGAAGAAGCTCCCGGCCCGGTAGGTGCCGGCGAACGTCTGGGCGATGGTGACGGAGAAGGTATCCGCCCCGGTGCAGACGAACGTGACTGCCTCAGCCTCGCGCATCCTCAGGCCCGCAGCCTTTGCGATAGGCACGACGTTGAATAGCCGTCCTATTCCTTCGATTGCCATTTGCGTTCCTTCCCTCTGGGGCGTTACTGCCAGAGATTAACTTGCTGGTTCCCTAGGGACGGGAGGCCAGCTGGACGAACGGGGTGAGGGTGTTGGTGCTGTTGTTGCGCGGGGTGATCGGGCTCTGGATCCACGGGCGGCCATCCAGCCGCTCGATGACGCGGAAGGCCGTCTTGTCGTTCTGGAACTTGTAGTGCTCGCTGCTCATCGACTGCATCATCTGGCGGTCACCGATGAGGTAGTAGCCGAAGTCCACGAACGAGATGTCGCCGGTCGTGCCCAGGGCCGGAGTCTTCTCCGTGAAGTAGACCGGGCGGCCGAGAATCGAGACAGGCGGCGTGTCGCTGCCGGGGTTGGTGTAGTTGCCCATCCAGACCGGGCCACCACCGGTGCCCACGGAGAGGGCCATTGAAGCCAGCTCCGGGAACGTGTCGATGCTCGCGATCCATACCGCGCGGCCGAGGGCCGTGGGCAGCATGCGGGCGTACATCTTGATGATGTTCTCCCACACGATCGTCCCGGTGCCCTGTCCGGACTCCGCCCCGACCTGGACGCTGGCCGGGCAGTTGATGAAGCCCAGCGGCTCTCCCACGCCCGAACCGACCATGAAGGCGATGTCCTCAAACCAGGCGATGGCACGCGGGAAGATCGTGTCAAAGAAGCTCCCGAACGCCGGAGCGTCCGCCAGGAGTTCGTTGGGCACCTCCGCGTAGCCGGTCAGCTTCTTCGCGTCCAGGACCACGCGGCCGAAGGAGGCCTGCGACTCGACTAGCTGAGCCGCTTCCTCCGTCCAGTAGCAGACCACTCCGCCGAACACAGAGGAGACGTGGCTGGTGACGTCGATCATCGGGATGGGGACCCGGAGCGAGTCCATCGGGATGACCTGGGCACGGGGCCGCACGATCGCATCTTCCAGGGCCACCTGGAGGATCTGCGATCGGAGGACTTCCGGGATCAGGAACCCGCCGTCAGCCGGGACCTCGGAGCCGTAGCTGTTCTGGATCCGGAGCGTCTCAGCGCGCTTCCGCCCGAGCGTGGCGGAGTTCTTGAGCGTCTCCCAGCGCGGCCAGATGGCCTGAAAGAACTCCGCCGTGGACTCGTACATCATGCCGCCGTCGCCACCGACTGCCTTGAGGTCGCGCTCCAGGCGAGCCCCGAACGAGTTGGCGTTGTAGGCCGCACCCTTGCCGTGGCTGACCTCGCGGGGAGCGTAGGCGAGCTTGTCGGCTACGTTGTTGGAGAGGTTGAGCCGCTTGCCGGAGTAGCCGTTGTCCTTCATGAACTGGGCCAGGCCGACCTGGACCTGCTCCTTGATCTGGGCCTGGAGCAGCTTGTCCTTGTCCACGGTCATCTGGGCGTAGTTCCCGATGAACTCCTTGAACTTGCCGGGCTCGGCCATCATGGCCCGGATATTGCCGGCGTTGCCCAGGAACTCCTCAAGCTCGTTCGGCCCGGTAGGAATGGTTAGTGTTGGTGCCACTGTGCTCTCCTCTCAGAGCCTTAGTGATGCGGCGAACTTGAGCAGCTCGTCATCGGTCCAGGGATAGGTCGGATCGGCCGGAGCGCGGTTGTCAGGCTCCCAGTCCGGGTTGATGGCCTTCATATGGGCCTCCAGATGGCTTCTGGCCGCACCCTCGTTCGTGAGGCCATCGGTACCGGGGAGCCGTCCGAGGGCGGCCCTGACGCCAGCTGAGTTCGGTGCAGCCCCAGGCGAGTAGTGATGCGGTAGCGCCCAGGCCGCCTGGGTGGACTTGTCGCCGGTCCTCCGGCCGGCGCAGATAGCCGCGTAGAACGCGGCCGGGTTGTCGGAAGAGGCCCCAGCGCCCATGGCCCTGCTGGCGTCCCACTCGGAGTTGTCCACGGAGGCGTTCCGGAGGTGGCTGTGGTCCACATCCTTGGGCGCGTGGTGGTCGTGGTTGCCCGTCCCGTCGTGCTCATGCTCGTGCTCGTGGAGTCCGTCCTCCGCGTCATCCTGCCCGAACCCGTTGTGGGCATGAGAATGAGGACCGGAGAATGGGCCGTGCCTGGCAGAGTCCGTCTGGCGGGTCGTCTCCTTGCGGCGGAACACGTCCAGGTCCCACTTGTCAGACGGGGTGACGGTGACCGGGCGGCCCGCTCCCGAGTCGATGACGCGGTCAGCAAGCCCCACATCAATCGCCTCATCCGCGTTGTACCACGTTTCCGCCTTCATCAGCTCCCGCCAGTAGCTCTGGGGGCGGCCCGTGTGGTCCGCGTAGATGCCGGCGATATTGCCGGAGGTCCGGTCCAGAAGCTCCGCGAGGTCGCGCATATCCTGCGCGGTCCCGATGGCCATCCCGAACCCGTCATGGATCATCATCTGCGCGTTCCGGGCGATCATGACCGGATTGCCCGCCATGGCGATCACGGAGGCGATGGAGGCCGCCAGGCCGTCAATCATGACCGTGACGTCGTGGCGCGCTAGGAGCGCGTTGTAGATAGCGATGCCGTCAAAGACCTCGCCACCCGGGCTGTTGAGATGGACCTCCAGTGGTCCCTGGACATCGGCCAGGTCACGGATGAGGTCGCCAGCGCTGACGCCAAAGTAACCGATCTCATCGTAGATGTGAAGCTGAGTCGGCCCGTCAACCTGGTTGCGAATGCGGTACCAGTCGTTATTCTGCTGGCGCAGAGCGTACATTTTCCTGGTAGTCCGCCATGGCGTATTCCGGCTCATACCTTCTCCTTATGGCCGTTGCCGTTTCTCCTCGCGTCTGCGATTGCCTCTTGCATTAGCGACTGGAATTTCTCTGGACTGAACTCCTCAAAGTGATTGTGGGCCGGAGCGGGCTCCTGGCCGGGCTCCGCCTTCTCCTGTCCGGGCGGAAGGGCCGGGGGAGCGGAAGGGGCCGGAGGCTTCTGAAGCTGCGGGATGGGTAGGGGCTCCGCTCCCTCTGGCGGAATGACGGGCTCCGGGCTGGCCGGTGTCCCCGGCGGCAGGGCGATCCAGCCCGGAGGTAGGGCGGCCGACTGGGTGGCGAGGACGGCCGTGTCCATGTCGGGAAGTCCGATGCATTCCAGGACGGCATGCGGATCGTATCCCGCTCTCACAAGGGTCAGGGCGGCTGTAGCCTTGATGTTGAGTTCCGCGTTGTCTTCCTCGCGGTTATCCGGCATCGGGTCCGGGTAATCAAACTCAACTTCCTCCTGCGCGCCGAACATCTCCAGGAACCGGGTATTGAGAACTCCCTTCTCACGGTCCAGCCGGGGGACCTCGTGGAAGGCGACGTGAATTTCCAGGGCCGTCTGCGCATTGGCCCGGTTGACGTCCGTCGAGTCCCCGAGCATCGCCTGATGGATCCGGTATCCCTGGCGGATATGGTCCGATGTCAGACGGCGGAGATCCGGCAGCTGCATATCACGGAGGCTGGAGGAAGTCGTCTGCCAGCTCGCTCCCTGCTCCAGGACGCCTACCCGATGCCCCCGTGCGACCCCCTGATGCTGTTCACGCCAGCGCGTCGTAAATTCTGTGAACTCCTCATCCGTGAGCCGTTTGTTGAAAGTGACGATACCGCCCGGCTGCGCGCTGTTGAGGAAGAAGTTCCGCGTATACTCTGCGGTGTATTTCGCACTATCAATGTCAGCAAGAAGTGCCTGGACAGGACTGAGACCCCGGTAGAAGTCGGTGGGGTCTGGATAGCGAAGCTGAATGACTTCATCGACCGACAAAGGCACGGCTTCCCCGCCTGGATCTGTGTACACCCATCCCGCAAGGAACTTATCCTTGTCAGGGACAGGCTCCATTCGATCCGGCCGAACCGGCCACATTTCGATAGGTACACCATTTCCACTCGGCCCTCTATTCAGCACCCAGTACCATTCGCCGGCCAGCTCCATGTGCTGCCAGCCTATCTCGCGGAAGTCCGAGCCCGTCATGAAATCGTTCGGCCGGTTCCAGAGCTTAAGAGCCTGATGAACGAGGACTTCCGGCCGGGGGTCGCTGCCCCTGTCCGTCCGGGCATAGCGGAAGCGGCGGTCACGGGTCTGCCGGAATAGCTTCCAGCCGCCAGTCGCATGCTTGCCTGTTGAGAGGAGCTGGACAATAGCAAAGAGGGTTCCCTGGCTCCCCATGGCGTTCATATAGGCCGTCCGGGAATTTCCCATCACAGCCCGGTATCCGCCGTAGGAATGCTGCCCACCTTTCCAGGCAGCAATGGGCGGCCCCTCATTCAGGATCTTGCCAATTAGCGACTTAGCCATCCCGTGGAATCAGGGGTGCCTGCCTCTGCTCGGGTGCGGGTACGTCAATGAATTCCGGGAGCCTGCCCCGGTTAGCAAGCGCGGCTCCTGCCAGAAGCCGGGCCACCTGGCTATCCGGGACGGAAGTCCAGTTCTGCCCGAATGGCCTGTGCTCCAGGTCGTACTCCTTTGCGGCCTTGATGAGGTCGGCCATCTTCATTAGTGCCACCTCACATGTCCGTCGAATATCAGCTGGAGGAGGGCGAGGAGGCCGAGCATGAATGTGATGTAGACAGCCAGGACGGCTAGCTCAATCGCAGTCTGTGCCCGCCTACTCCTCATCGCTCACCTTCCATTCAAACACGAGGATGAGGAACCCGGTGACAAGGAGCCCAGTAAAAATAGAATGGACGAAAGAGGCGGCGCTGATAAAGCCTAGGCCGGTTGCTGTATAGCCGTTTTCACGAATATGGCTCGCGGCCGGGGTTGTAACGCGAGCGGCCCCGGCCGCGAGCCCCGCAACAGCACGCCTGACCCGCTCCCAGCGGCCGGATGCCGGGGGTTCAAAGGGCACTGCGCGAGGGA